AACGCTTCCATGTATTCACGTTCACGTTCGCGACGCCATTCAAGGCTGTCGGACACCAATTCCTTGCCACCAAAATGGGTGGGGTCAATAGCCTTCACGCTTGGCACACCATAGCGTAATGTATACAACCAGCGCAGGTGCAGCGCACACCAGTGTTGCTCCGTGGTTATAAGCCCTTTATGTAAACATAAATCAATCGCCTCACTCGTAATCTGATACGCACGCTTTTTGATTAACTCTTGTGTTCCAAGATCTTTTCTTTCAGATGCTTCAGGCACTTTAGGGCGACCACGTTTTCTGTTAAATGCCATTTTATCCTCACACCGTAATCGTGCCGGCATTTCCTGCTTCAGCGCGCCATTTGCAGTTTCGGCTCAGTGCTTCGCGGTTCTTCTTCAGTACATAGTGAGGATCGAGATTTGCAAGGTTACATACCCAGAAGAAGTCTTCGCTGCGTTTCAACAACCATCGAATCGCCTGTTGCTTTTGCTGGCGTGCCTCACTTTTTTTTGATTCACATCTCGCATCCATAAGCGCCTGTGTTATAACGGCCTGCCACAAGGCTTTTTCCCCTCTCACTGGATCAAAATCATTCGTTTCGCTAGATGTGTATCCAGCCGATTTTGCATGTGATTCTGAAATTACCCCACCAGAACTGTATCTATCGGATTTATCCTTATTCATATTGTAAGCCTCGCTTTATTATTGGAATACATAAGAAATACTGAATCGGTAATTAGGATATATCCTAATTTTTTAAAAAGGGAAGCGTAATTTCATCCTCTTCCGGAGGCATGTCATTTATGTAATGATTGAAATATATCGTAAAAGGAAACCAGTGCGTGGCACCAAAGAAAAGAAATACACTTCCCTCAAACAGTGCGGAGCTGTGTAATCAGGATTTTGCGCGCATCCATAAATTACTGCATGAGACGATTACATATATAGAAGCACGTGCTAATAGGATTTTAACTGGAGTAGACGAAGCAGACGCTGAAAAAAATCTCGATCAGTTGATTGGCATGTTAACAAAAGTTGCCGCTCTTACCACAAAGCTATTACCTGCAGAGACTCCAGATTCAAAGGCGATAGTGGAAGAAGATAGCGCAAATACGCAAGAAATTAATCTGGCAATGCTTGAGCAATATCTAACACGAAAAAGAAAAAAAGATCCTACATAGGACAGCTTGCTGGCAGAGAGTCAGCGTGCTCGATCGCAGTCATCAATATTGCGTATACAATTCCCAGAAAACAAAAAAAGACGGTCTTGCGGGTTCGTGCGTCCGTCCCATACAGCACATCCACTAAAATCGCCAGATCCTGACGCAGCTCAGAATAGGCAGATGAGACTACAGTGTTTTGTTGAGAGCGAAGCAGCATAATTCCTCCAATACGTATGACAAGTATAACATTTTCTCTGCTTTTTTAATACATAAATAACCGACTCAAAAGGATGCATAACTTGCCAGATCATCATGAAATACTGCAAACGCAGCGCAACATCATGAGAAGCGATTTTTCCAGTTTTGTTCAGCAGGCGTTTCTTACAACAAATCCCGGCCAGGCGTATTTACCAAACTGGCATATTGATATGATCGCGGAATATCTCGAGGCGGCAAGACACGGCCATATCCGCAGATTGATTTTTAATATGCCTCCTCGTTCGCTCAAGTCGCATTGTATCACAGTCAGTTGGCCTGCATTCATTCTTGGGCACGATCCGGGAGCTCGAATTATTGCTGCAAGCTATGCCTCTGCTCTCAGCCTAAAGCATGCACAGGATACGCGTATTGTCATGCAGTCCGACTGGTATTCACGTGTATTCCCTTACACAAAAATTCAATCTGGTGAAAATCAGAAGCACCGTTTCGTAACGAGTCAAAGAGGATTTCGCCTTGCTGTTTCGGTCGGAGGTAGTGTGACTGGAGATGGAGGGGATTTTCTGATCGTGGACGATCCGCTGCATCCGATACAAGCAATCGGATATAAAACTCGCTGTATCGCAAACCGTTGGTTCGACTATACGTTTTCCACACGTCTAAACGATAAGAACAAAGGGGTTATTGTTCTGGTTATGCAGCGGTTGCATCCGGATGATCTTACCGGCCATCTGATTAAGAAAGGGGGATGGGAACATGTTGTGATTCCTGCGGTATCGCCTACAACCACTACATATATTTTTGGTTCCTTCTCCTATGAGCGGAAAGAGTATGAACTCCTGCATATGGATAGAGAAAACGAGTCAGCGATTGAACGCGCAAAAAATGATCTTGGTCCGATTGCATACGCGGCGCAATATCAGCAGGCTCCTCTGGATGAAGCCGGTGCATTGATCAAGCGAAATCACTTCCCGCGATACACTCAATCACCTGCAACATTCGAACGTACCATACAATCGTGGGATACTGCGATTAAATCGGCTGCGCAGAACGATGCTAGTGCCGGTATAACATTCGGGCTATCCGAAGGAAAATGGTATGTGGTAGATGTGCAATGTGTTCGAATGGAATATCCAGAGCTAAAAAAATGTATTATCGAAAAAGCAAAAGAGTACGAGGCAGATACTATTCTAATCGAGGATAAGGCAAGTGGGCAATCGCTACTTCAGGATTTGCGAAGGGAGCATGTGCTTCCGGTCGTTGCCATTAAGCCGAAACTGGACAAGCTGTTGCGATTTTCTATGATTACTTCTTATATTGTATCCGGGATGATCGTGCTCCCACAACACTCCCAGTGGCTGGCTGCATTTGAAACAGAACTGATAGAATTCCCAAATGGCAAGCACGATGATCAAGTCGACGCACTCAGTCAGTTTCTTCACTGGTTCCGCGAAGAGGGATACCGTAAACCCACGATGCGTAGTCTTTAACCTGTATAATCAGGGAAGCCAATATTCCCAGGATTGGGAAGAGAGAGAAGCAGGTGAACGCTATGCTTCCCATTCAAGATGATGTCTTCTGGCGGCGTGTAGGTGCCTCTGCAGTCACCCGTTGTAGCGGAAGGCGGCCGTGTTTCGCCACTCACGATCATCCCTCCGGTTACTGCAAGTCCGTTGATGATTTCCCGAATTAAGTAACCAGGAGAGGGTAGAAAAGTGGGCAAGCCAAGTTTATCCCCTGTCCCAATCCATATGTTGCCATTGCAGGGGTGGCTGGGCGTAATACGATGAATTTTATGAAAAGCTTTATTCCCGACAGACGGATTGCCTTCTGAAGGACCGGAAACTCTCTCAAGCATACCCCTCCCGTATAGATCTTCACCTTCGATCGTGAATGTACAATGTTCATTATCCTGATCGGAGTGGACAAGAATATTTCGCGGGCAATCAGAGTTGTTTTGATTGATCCTGAACGCTTTTGTTGCAGGTGAGGCAACCTTGGTTACAAAAAACTCTTCCTGCATTGCTAATGGCGCACTCAGATTCACAAGGAATAATGGCGCGCTTACCATGCACTGAACAGTTACACCGGTGCGTTGATCAAAATGAAAATCTCCTCCCGGAGCTTCAAGCTGAATATTCAGTATCGCACCAGACGGGATTGCAAACTCTCCTCGCCATGTCATCACGATTCGATCCGGTTGGGTCGAAATAATGAAGTCTCTGGGGCATCTGAAGAATGCACCATCTATCGACATAGTATGGTTGAATCCAGAGAAGAAATACCCCTCATTCCTTCCGTTTGGATAAGGAAGGTTAACGGTTCCGTTCACGGGAAGCATGCGGTCAAGAACAACATTCAGTGGAACATAAGGCATGGTAATCTCTTGGCTAACCTGTTCAATTGTCTTTATTATTAGAGGTTTTTGCGGGCGTTCGCAACCCCGAACTGAAGTTATATTGTAACAGAAAATTCACATGAAAGAACATGTGCTTATGTTAGTCTATCTGCACCAACATCAGAGCAGCTATGAGTACAACGAAACACGAGGAAAAGCAGGAAGAAAAGCAAATCGGTAATACCCGATTTACTCAGGCCATGGGTGAGGCTGGCAATGTCGGTATTGTTGCTACCGTTGCGAGTACAGCAATTATCGCCACTATTCTTTATTTCGGAAAAGATAAAGTAGAATGGATCCGTAAAGGCATTGATAAGATCGAGGGCGCATTTGATTGGGCAAAAAAGAAACTGGGCAATGGCAGCGGTAACGGCAGTAAAAAAATCAGCGATATTATGGCATCACTCACCGCAGCGAGCGGTATTGGGTATTTAATCGGGCATTTCGCTATGATACCAGCTTTCAAGGAAGGCTGGCGGAAAGCAGATGCAGAAAAATCACTTCTTGACGAGCGTGGAAAGCGCATCCAGTTGTTAGAAGAAAAAGTAGCGAATCAAGAAAAGATACTTTCCGAGCTACAGTCAGGCGAAACATCGAAACCTACTTTTGTGGAACGCCTCGGCAGAGACGAGAAAAAAGTAGCACAGGCCGTTGCGCCACGTGCATCCTATCAGGAAGAAGCAAGCAAATCTGCCGATATGCAGGAAAATGTACGCGCCTGATTTTTTCCCCTTCCGGACATTCCATTCCTGATTCAGTATCTAATTATACGATCACAAAAGTGTGAGAGAGAAATCTCTCAAGCTTCCTTCTCCACACAGATTCTCAGGTAACGCATGAAAACAAAACGGCAACCCTCTGCGTCGTGGTTGGCATCGCTCGCCCAGACGATATTCCCGAAACAGAAAAGTACCACTGTATCCAAACAGTACGGGTATACCAACTGGCAAACCTATATGCAGCAGCCCGGTAAACCCGTGTGGATGTCGCGTGAATACGGTAAGTTCGCGGATGAGGCCTATATCAAAAACGTGATCGCCTATCGCTCCATTCATACAATTGCAAGCGGCGCAGCAAGTATTGACTGGAAGCTGTTGGAACAGCTGCCAACGGGTGAAAAACGTGTGCTTGCAGCGCATCCGTTGTTAAAGCTGTTATCAAATCCCAATCCATTCCAAGGGGGAGCCGAACTTTTTGAAGCAGTATTAAGTTATCGCCTCATCAGCGGTAACAGTTATTTGCAGTCCGTTGGACCAGAAGGCGGCCCTCCTCGAGAGTTATACACGCTAAGGCCTGACCGAATGGCCGTAATTCCGGGAAGCAACGGCGTGCCACTTGCGTATCGTTACTCCGTGCGTGATGCGCAGGGTAGGGAAACGTACCGCGATTTTCAGGTCAATCGTATCAATGGAAAATCCGCAATCCTGCATTTAAAAACCTTTCATCCTCTGGATGACTGGTATGGGCTGTCGCCCATTGATGCAGCCGCGTATAGTATAGATCAACATAATCAGTCGGGTGCCTGGAATCAGGCACTGCTTCAAAACGGAGCACGTCCGAGCGGCGCATTGGTGGTAAAATCCGAAAACAACACGACATTATCTGAAGAACAGTATCATCGCCTCAAGGTGCAGATCGATGAACAGTTCTCAGGCCCGCAGAATGCAGGAAGACCTGTGCTACTTGAAGGTGGACTTGATTGGCGTGAAATGAGTTTGTCACCAAAAGATATGGATTACATCAATGCTAAACACAGCAGTGCAAGGGATATCGCTTTAGCATTTGGTGTGCCACCTCAGCTGCTGGGAATTCCGGGTGACAACACTTACGCTAATCTTGCGGAGGCGAGGTTGGCCCTATGGGAGCAAACCATACTGCCGATGGTCGATCATGTATGCGATGCACTTAACTACTGGCTCACCCCATTGTTTGGCGCAAATCTGAGGTTGCAATACGATACGCATAGTATCAGTGCATTGAGTGTCAGGCGCGATAAGCTATGGGAGCACGTAAATCAGGCAAGCTTTCTTACCGACGATGAGAAACGCACGATGCTTGGGCTGCCAGTTGCAAAACGCGCTTAGGAAGACAAAAATGCGTAGTGATCGTGCTGTGTCCAGCGAATCACATCCAACAACGTGGTCGGGTTTTTAACACAAACCGATATATGCACGTTTGACCGGCTACATTTACCAGCATCCAAGGATTGAACTTTTTCTGTGCGCACGATTTCTGTGCCGCCGAACCGTCGTTCGAAATCGGAAAGACTTGGGTGTGAGGTTGATGTGTTCCGGTTGTATTGCACGAAGCGTATCTCAAGTTGTGTACCTTTTCATATTACCCTGTTTCACGTTCATAATGGATTAATAATTTATGAAGGTGATTGTCATAAATCTGTCACAAACCCAACCGTGAGTGAGTATTCATGATGTCCATACAAGCAAAAAAACACAGAAAACGTCTTTCTCTTGAGCTGGAAGTCAAGATGCTCGATCGGGAAGGGCATTTTGCAGGATACGCGAGTGTTTTTGGCGTAGCGGATAACCAGCGTGATGTGATTGTTCGCGGCGCATTTGAGAAAACGTTATCGGAACATCGCGACCGTATTAGAATGCTATGGCAACACAATCACAGTGAGCCAATCGGGCATTTCACACATCTCTTTGAAGATAAAAACGGACTCTATGTAGAAGGTAAATTAATTACTTCTATTTCCCGAGCAAGAGAGGCATACGCACTTCTAAAAAGTGGGAGCATCAACGGACTGAGTATTGGGTATGTCCCCATAAAACATCATTTCGATGCAACCAAGAATCTGCGCTACATAACAGAAGTTGACCTATGGGAAATAAGCCTGGTTACGTTTCCTGCAAACGAAGCTGCACGGGTAACAGTCGTTAAAGGTATGGTTACTCAGAACCTCCTACAAGATAGTCTTCAGCCGCAAGAATACATGCGTTGGAAAACCGCTCAGCAAAAAGGGGAGTTGATTGCCCTGTGCGATGCGATCCAATCACTGCGTACAAAATTCAGGAATGTTTAGTTCCCGACAGGCTCCAGAATCTCTCCATTGCAAGATAGGTGAACGATACTGTCCATCCAATCGCAATAATTCCATTGATTCCCTCTGCACCAGCAATCATACGCAATCCTCCTGTTGGTAGCAGGTCGCCAAAACCTACCGTACTGTAGGTAACGGATGAAAAATAAAGTAAGTCCCAGAATGATGGATGGGTTGCGTCGCTTATAGAAACGCTATGCGATAATGCGCCGAAACCCAATTCGTTAATCAAAAGGTAATACGCAATCGCGTACATCCAGATATTGATGATATGCACCAGAAACACTGCGCTGATGACCACCAGTATTCGCATGCGGTGTGGGATCGTTAATCGGGGTAATAGTCCCCACACGATACGAAGTACCTCATATACAATCAGGCAGGTGAGGGTGATTAGTACCCCACCAATTGCGCCAGAAATCAGGAATTCTTGCATGGTCAACCCATTGCATGAAGCATTTTTATTAACAACATCAACATTACATAAAGGATTATCATGGAAATGTCAGTATCCCATGTGACCGATTGCGTTCAGTCGCTCGGTCGCGATTACGAACACTTCAAACAGATCAACGACGCGCGTCTGAAAGAGCTCGAGCGCAAAGGTAGTGCCGACCCATTATACATGGAGCATCTCGAGAAAATCGGCCATGCTATGGATAATTACCGCTCACGTCTGGATGCGGTGGAGACCTCGCTGTCACGCCCGACCCGTGAAGCCAGCGCAGGCTTTGGTCATACTAATGCTTATGAGTCGGAATATAAGCAGGCGTTTCATAATTATCTCCGCAAAGGACTGGATGCAGGTCTTGAGCATCTTCAGACCAAAGCACTCTCGGTCGGTTCCGATTCTGACGGCGGGTATCTGGTAACCCCAACCTTGTCGCAGAACGTAATCGCCATTATTCGTGAGTCTTCACCAATTCGCGCACTTGCTACAGTGGAAACCATTTCCAGCGATGCGCTCGATATTATTGAAGATCGCGATGAAGCCGCGAGTGGTTGGACCACCGAAACCGGTGCTGTATCCGATACCAATACCCCGCAAGTAGGTAAGCGCAGCATTCCTGTTTTTGAGATGTATGCACAACCCAAGGCAACGCAGAAACTCGTAGATGATTCTGCGGTAGATATCGAACAGTGGATTGCCGATAAAGTCGCGGATGTGTTTTCGCGCAAAGAAAGCACTGCGTTCGTATCCGGTAACGGCGTGAGCCAGCCTCGTGGATTACTGACCTATGCAGCCGGCACCAATTGGGGACAGATCGAACAGGTCAACTCCGGCTCTTCTGGTGTTGTGACTGCTGATGGGCTGATCAAACTGTTTTATTCACTCAAAGAAGCCTACACCAAGCGCGCCACCTTCCTCATGAATCGTGCGGTGGTTCAGTCGGTTCGTTTGCTGAAAGATACTACCAACCAGTATATCTGGCAGCCAGGCCTTGCAGCTGGTGCCCCTGATACATTGATGGGTGTTCCAGTGAAAATGGCATCTGATATGCCGATTGCCGCTGCAAACAGTCTATCCGTTGCTGTCGCTGATTTTAAAGCGGCATATATGGTAGTGGACCGCATCAATATTCGCATTCTGCGCGATCCATTTACCGATAAGCCGTTTGTAAAATTCTACACGACCAAGCGCGTAGGCGGCGATGTCGTGAATTTTGAAGCGATCAAATTGATGAAACTCGCCTAACCTAATTCTTAAGGAGATAATTACATGGCAGACTTATACCATAATGTTGTGACACAGCAGGTTCTTAATCCCGCTGTTTCCAATACAACTAAAACTTCCAGCACCATTGATCTTCAAGGGTTCTATAGTTCTACGGTTGTCTTCTCCGTAGGGCAGTCAGGTGATACGCTATCTGGTTCTGTATTCTGGACCCTTAAGATTCAGCACAGTGATGATGATTCAACGTACGTGGATGTTCCGCTGTCTGGGCTGCTTAATGCCGCACAGACAGTGGTGGTT